AATGTCTCTGTGTACCTATCTAGGGCTTTGGATCTCTCATCACAGGGCCATAGGTTGTCACTTATAAACACTTCCACTTCTTCCATACGATCAGCTAATTCATTTAGGAACTCTTTACGTTTAGATTGGATGTGCTCTTGTGCTTCTTGTTCTAGTTTCACTTTGACTACTCCGATACTTGGGTAACCTCAGGTTCAATGAGGTCTGTGATTGCAGCATTTACCTCCGTTAGGGCTGTGCCTAAGAAGAATACTACTACGGGTACTATGATTGCGGCTGATAGAAAAGTCATATGTTATTTCCTTTATACTAGGTCTACGATTTCACAGGAGTCACCAGAACATGCGAGTGTTTGGCTGCCTGCAGTGTTGTCTTCCTTCTCATAGTCAGATAATTCTTCCCAATTAATTTTATCTGGCATACAAGACAGAAGGGTTTTGTAGTCTGTCTTACTACAATCTTGGTAAGGAGCTTGCTGGTAGGTGTGCTCATCAAAGGGCAAGAAAGATACACCAGACATCTCATCGAAGTGTTTATAAACAAAGGCACCTACTTCTAGCCACTCATTGTTTTTAACATTTATAGTTACAGATGGCTTGTGCTCACACCACGAGCGTTGATAGGCTAGCCACATCCCTAGCTGTTCAATGGCAGTCATATCAGCAGTAACTATTGCACCGTCTGGAGCTTTCATAGGGAAGCTGAACACGGTAGTCTGGTCAGGCTTCATTACATCAGGCTCGTTAGGTATCTTCTGGTCCTTCATAAATTGTGTCAATGGGTCTTTGTTATCACCACGAACAGTACGAATATAATAGGGTGAGTGACGAGCATGTATCCCGCTACTTGAATTAACCAGTTGTGATACTGTGCCCGAAGGTTTAACACAGCTGATAGCAGTAGCGACAGGGATGCCAAGGCGTTCAGCCCACTCAGCGTTAGTAATAACGGCGATAGATTTAAGGTGCTCAAGTGTTTTCTCCAAGCCAGCATTCTTTGTTGTCATCCTACTATTATCCATGATGCCTGTCATAGATACCCCTAGTAAGCGTTCCTCCTCTGTGTTCTTCTGCCATATCTTACGTAGGTAGGGGAACTTAGTGAACGATGATTGGATAGTACCAAGGATGGTAGCCATACGAACCTTCTTCTCTAGGTCACCAATGCTGTCCGTTGCACGTACAACTACCTCTGTTAAATTACAAAACTGCATCGGCCTTAAAATTATCTCCGAACATGGATTAGTTCCGAACTCATACGTTGCATCACGGCGTCCATTCTTAGCTGCCTGTACCTTAGATGCCTGACGGTTGAAGATACCACGCTCACCTGAGCCTGACTCAACCAATGCCATCCACTCACGCATGAATGATAAGCTATCAGGCTTCTCAGTATACGATACAGAGTTGTTAGCTAAGGCACGTTGCTTGTTATTCTCCCACCATGCACCTGACTTAGCGTGACGCATACGATCATCTGAGAGATTACTCAATGAAATCATAGCACTACGGCGTACACCACCGACAACTACTACCTCACCAATCTTACACATGATGTCGTGACACTCAAGAGATGAGAGCTTACGGTTCTGTGCGTCCTTGAATGTCTTGATGACAAAGTTAAACAGGTCAACCAAAGGTGCTGAGCCTGATGCTCTACCGCCGAATGTCTTAAGCTTGGCACCTGCAGGGCGAACAAGAGACACATCCCACTTAGGTATCTCACCAGCATACAGTAGTGAGATCACTGCACGTAGAGATTTAGCCCAGCCTTCCTTGCTGTCCTTGACCACGATAGTTGTGTCACTATCAGACAACTCAGGAATATCAGGTAGTTTAGTAACTGCCTGTCGCTCTACGGAGAACCCTACACCTGTACCACACAGCAAGATAAACATAGCCTCATCAAAAGCTTTCATGTCATCTACTGGTAGGTATGAACAGTTGTACCCAGCTGTATTGTCTCGTGCCATAGCTGGTCCAGCTGTCATCAAGGCTCTCATGCTTGGCATGACATCCAATGATAGGATAGCTTGCTCAATCTCTCTGATGTATGAGCTACTACCTGCGTTAGGTAATACGATATGCTCCATGTATCTTGATACTGTCTCGCCCCAAGTCTCACGCCTTCCCTCTTTGTCCAGCCAACGTGCATAGCGTGACTTGTGTATGAATGATTGGTAGTCTGTTGGTAGATAGTTATTCATCGGTTGTCACCTGATCCCTGTAATACACCACGTTCTTTGCGGCTGTTTAGTTTTTCCATATTGATTTCAGCTATCTCTTGTAAGTCACTTCCTATATGATTAGCAGTTACTGCTATGTAATACAAGACATCACCCAACTCTAACTTTAGTCCAGCAATATCTAACTTGTTACCATCCCTTAAACTCTTTTTTAATTTCTCAGCTACTTCACCTGCCTCACCCACTAGGCCTAGTATGTTCTCTAATAACCTAGTGTCTCCTTTAGTTAGTACTAAACCTTCTGCCCATTGGCTGTATGCTGCTAGATCATTTAATAGTGAACCATCTTCTTTATACCTATCATTGTATTCTTCTATGTCTGTCTTGTACCTAAGAGAATCTATGTCTTCTTTAGTAATCATTTATCTCTTTCCTTTACTAAGATATTCTGTACGGTAACATCGTCTATATCATAGAATGTATCCACTACAAGATCACTAACGTCATCAGTGTGTGCATCTTCATATGATCCTAGTATATTATTATTCTCATCAATGTTGATTAAGAACGTGACGCTAAAAGACCTTACCTTCATCGGTGCTTCTCCGCTAGAGCTTCATTCATTTTACCTAAGTACCATGCAGCTTTGAGCATATCTTCTGCAGGCTTCTGCTTGTAACGGTAACGATGCTGATACTTAATCATGTTGCCGTGACAGTAAGCAATGAAACCATCCAAGCCTACTACTTGCTTGATGTAATCAATACATTCTACGCCACCCATATTGTAGTGGGCAGGGCGTTCAACTGGATCAAAATTAGTCATGCTTCACCCTTTGTTTTTGTATAAGCGTTGAAGTTTATTACCTCACCTTTAGTCTCTTGTAAAGAGCTATCTTCCTTGCTACGCTTATTAAGTTCTATCATCATTAGCTTGTATCTATGGTCGGCAACCCTATCAAATATATCCTCATCAATCTCCATTAAATCTAAGAAGGCACTGCATAAGGTGGCTACATAAAGTAAGTCTTTAAGAATCTCTTGGGGGTGAGAGAAGTTATCACCTACTGCTACCCCTGTACCTATGCTGCCATCCCATTCAGAAATATTATTACTAAGGTTTGTTGGCCTTATAATAAAAGCAATTTCATCATCTGCTAACTCATAGGTCATCGTTTTATCCTCTCGTACTTAAGGGGTATACGAACTAAACCTATAACATCCCCTGTTTCTTTAAGCCACCCCTCAGGTATAACCCTGTGCGACCACAGGAACCCTTGCTTGTCACACCAATTTGAGTATGTAGACTTAGCACCCTTGTAAAGCTTAGCCTTAGAGTTGCTAAATACAAGCCTGATGTCTAGCTCTGGGTGTTGCTTACGTACTTCCATATGTTTATTTCTATCTGCAGAATCAAATAATCCCTTAGTCTCAATTAGTATACCATTGTCTAACTGGAAGTCAGGGGTGTAAGTGCGGTAGTGCAAGTCTTCCCACTCTATCTTCAGCTGCTCATAGCGAACAGCCTTCTGACACTTAGCAAGTACAAGGGAAGTATCTTTTTCAAGACCACTCCTGTACTTGCCTTTAGCGTGATACCGTTTAGTTCGCGCCATTGGCGTTAGCTTTTGCTAGAGAATGCTTTAGTTCTATTACTAGCCTATCGCCCTGTGCCTTTACACAATACAGCTGATAGTTTATATTTCCTTTGGCACTGCCATTGATCTGAATCTCCTTAAGCAACTCAGTCTGCTCCTCTGTGAAGTTCTCTGTGTCATATTCAATATCGTCTAGTGTAACCTTAGTCATGTCAGCTTATCCTTCTACGTAAGTATATTCTATTAACGGTGGTAGCTTTGACCCAGAGTATACCTTAGATGGTAGCTCCTGCAACTCAGGCCAACACTTCTTCTTATGGTCACACCATGAGCATGTCTTACACAGCTTCATGTTGCCACTTGCTTTCTTCCTAAACGTTTCTGGCTCAGGCTTAAAGCAACGCTCAAAGGGTTCATCGTTATTGATGTAATCAACTGTAGCTTTGATAGACTCCATCACCTCATCTACGTTAGCTGTCTCAGCAGTTACATATTTGAACTGCCCATTCACTTTGTTAATCACCCACCACCCACCAACGTCTTTGTTAGCAGCTACAGCGTAGCCTATAAGCTGGGATACATAGCCAAAGTCATCTGCATAGGCTAACGAATCATAGCTGGCAAACTTGTTGTCGTAACCGTAGGGTGTAGTAGATTTAACATCGTCTACCTTACCATCCAACACCATGTCATACTCGCCATTGATAGACGCATCACCTACCTGTAGGGTAACCTTATCGTTGTCACCAAAGTCAACGCCAGCTGCACGTAGTACCCCTTTGAACATAGCCTCAGTCCAATCACCCATCAACATGTTCAACATAAATGATGTAGGCTTCTGAACGTCAGTGTCTGGGTTGTTCTTAGAGAACCACAGCTGGCATCTAGGCCGCCCAATGTTAGACATACGTAAACGAAACTCATCCCGTGGGCCACCATTGAACTGCTTGTTGAGAGCAGCAGCCACATCAGTGGCTACTCCTTGTATTATCTCATCACTCATACTTGCTGTGCCGTTAATAGCTGACCTCAAGTATGCGTGTACTGATAGTTCAGCAGGGTGGATCATATGTCGAACTCTCGTACTTCAACAATAGAGCCAACGATCTTTGCATCAGCCGCTGAGAGGCTACCAGTTGCCGCCTCGTTGTGCTTACCATCAATCCACCTGTTAGTACCACCAATCCAATCAATGAAGTCTTGAAGTATCTGACTGTCTCCTACACCGTAGGCTACCTGCTCACCTAGTGCAGGCACAATGATAGCATACTTACCACCAGAAGGTAGGTCACGCTTAGCACTACCTAACTTAAGGGTATGCTCAACAGGTGTAAGCTTCTTGTTGACGATCTGATTGATAGATGCATCAATAGCTTTCATTGACTCAGTATTCTTCACATCCATTACGAATGGTATCTCTGCCTCAAGTCCTGAGATAGCATTGCCCATGTCATCAGTAGGCTTATCCAAGGTGAGTACACCAAGCAGTACACGCACACGCTTAACGCCACGGATGATTGTCTTCATCTCCTCAGGTAGTGACTGAAAGTCTTTGATGTACCCTGATGGTCGGCCAAGGTTAAACTTACCTGTAGTATCCTTTAGGTCTGCATTAAGGTTAGATGCTAGTAATGTCTTATGCATAGTCTTAGTATCTGAGTCCCATCGTTGCCACTGGTGGCGCTGTGAGAAGATACGTGTGGATAGTGTCTTACTAAACACAACTTCTCCATCAGGTAACGTTACCTTGTAAGCTCCTACTGGAACCTTGATGATGTCATCCCCTTCACTATCAGTTACAGTTAAGGCAGAGTGTACTTGGTTTACTCGTGCCAAGGTTGACTGTGACGATGCGCCACCACCACCAGTACTGATACCCATTGCCTCTGAAAGTGACATGCCATCTACGGAAAGTGCTATATCTGTGCTCATATTTATAATCCTTTATATATGATATTGGTTAAGAGAGGCTAGTTATAACCTCATACGTCATGTGTGTCAAGCCAATTAGGGCCAATCTTTGCCTCTAATAATAGAGGTACATTCATCTTAACTTTGTAGTAGTCATAGATGATTTGGTTTAGATCCATGTTCATAGAGTTGATGATCTCTATCACCTGATCTCTCTCGTAGGGGTGTATGTCTATGACCATTGAGTCATGAACACTGTTGACCAGAGTAGAACGCATAGGCATTAGCCTACTCTCTAACTCCACCAACACAACAGGTACTACATCTCCTGTTGCAAACCCCTGAACTGGATAGTTTTTTATCATAGTAAAGTTTGTGGGTAACCCATTGGGCCTCCTCTCTGTATTGGGGAAAGCATACTGCCTACCACCCACGTTAGTAATCTTCTGATACCGTATAGCCTCATTGCCTAGCCTCTTATGCCACGCTGCAATGCCCTCATACTTCTCTATGAAGTGATGATAGTACGCTGCCTCTGAGGGTGTACGGCCATAACCTGTAGCGCCGAACAGGGGAGCGAAGGTGTGCTCCTTAGCTTCCTGTCTAGTTGTTGCCTGCCCTGCATCACTGATAACCTTAGCTGTGTAGCTGTGTACATCAAAGCCTGATGCAATCTCTGCAATAGCCAATGCATCCTGAGATAGGAATGCTGCAACACGAAATTCAAGTTGAGCAAAGTCAGCCTCCATGATGTGCCCACCCTCCCATCTAGATATGAACACCTTCTTTACTGGGAACGTACCGCCTCGTGGCATGTTCTGCATGTTAGGGTTACGTCCAGAGAACCTGCCTGTGCTAGTGATGTGCTGGGTCAGGCCTACGTGAAGGAACCCATCCTTCTTTGTGTATACGGATATGCCCTCAACGAATGCTGCAAGGTAGCTTGAGATAGCTGACAGGCGTTTGAGATCCTTAAGGAAGTCAACTGCACTGTCCATGTTGTTAGCCTTAGCTGTGGTCATGAGTGTAGATAGATTGTCCTTACCTGTACTAAAGCCATTGGCACTGACCCACTTCTTATTGGGTGGCATGAAGCCTAGCCCAGCTAACTCATTGGACTTCCTTAGCTGGTAGCCCCGTGAGTCGCATGACTTACACTTGTTAGGGCGTGAGAACTTTGTGCCATCCTTCTTGATACGATACACACTGCCTGTACCATTGCAGTCAGGGCAGGTAAACGCTGTAGTTTTACGGACTTGTGTGCTGTTAGCAAACACTGCATCCCTGTACTCCTTGTCTGTCTTAGTGAAGTCGAACAGGCCAGCCCACTCTTTCTTGTTAACCATGCTGCGTGAGAACACAACCTGTGACATCTGCTCAGGGCTGTTGAGGTTGATAGGAGTATCACCCATAAGCTTACGAACCTTTATCTGTAGGCGTCCCTCTATCTCAGCCTTCTCTGTCTCGAACTCAGTACGCACAGATTCCAGTGCCTTCAAGTCTACCTTGAGGCCAGAGGAATACATACGAGATAAGCTAAGGCATACCTTGAATGTTATGTCACGTATGTTGATAAGAGATTCTGAGTCAGGCTTAGCGTAGTCCTCCTGCAATGCTACATACAATGCACGAGTGGAAGACAGGTCACACTGCAGGTAATACGTAAGCTCCACTAAAGGTATCTCGTTAGTGTTGAACCCTTCCTTGAAGTAGGCCTTGAGTGTGCCATCCTTCTGGAAGTCTAGGTTACGGCGTAGTGCACAGTTCTCTAGGCTAATGGACTTCTTCTTGTAGGAACCAGTAGGTGTGACCTCCATGTGGTTGCCCCGCATCAAGACGTATTCGGCTAGCATAGTGTCGTATATAGCACCACTATACTTGAAGCCACTCTCCCATAGCCACGGCATGTCATGCTGTGCATTGTGTAGTATCAACCTGGTAGTTGCATCCAACTTAGTTTGTAGTAGCTTGGCCTGTGACCCATCATAGTCTTGCGCTTCAACGTGATCAAAGTTATAGATGTCTTGCTTACCTGACACAACTTCCTGTACACCTACTTGCACAAGCTTATTGGTTTCCTCGAAAGGATCGAGGTGCATCTTGCCACCCCTATGTGTTACAGTATTCTCTACATCAAGAACTAATTCCATTGTCGCCCCTCTCTATGCTAAGTACTGTGCCCTAGCCCCATCTAACTCGCACGTAATCTTACCGTGCCATCCACCCTTAAGCTTATTCTTTGCAATGATCAAGTACCTTTGTGAATCATCTGCATCATCATCGGATACATCAAGCACAGGGTTCTTAGAGATCAGTACCATAAGGTCAGCCTCTGCTGCCTTGCCTGTCTTACTACCCTCTAGCATTGATTGGTCTACATTGATCTTACCTTCTGCATCAGCTGATAGCTGTGACATCCATATGATAGCACAGTCGTACTGCTTAGCTATGTTACGTGCATGGATAGCAGCGTTCTTAAGATAGACATCTGACTTGTCGCTGTTCTTAACGGCAAACTTATCACCCATATCCAACACTACAATGTCAGGCTTGTAGGCCTTGATGATAGCCTCAACCCATCCCATGTCCTTACCTGTACTATCATACAGTTCTATCTGCTTACGCACTGGCTCATAGCGTGACGCAGCTAAGGCGTAGTTACCCTTGACCTCCTCCATAGACAGAGATGTAGCTGCACTTAGGTAACGTGCGCCCACCCGTTCATATGCCTCCTCATTACATAGCACCAAGCACTTAGCACCCTGAGAAGCAAAGCCACCCGGCGCACCTATCAGTGACGCATGGAAGGATGTCTTGCCTGTGTTGGGCCGTGCCCCTACGATGATCAGGTGACCACCACTGATACCCTCAACGTTCCTACCTAAGCTAGGGATGTTGAACTTCCATTGGGATTGAATGTCATTGGCCTTGAGTAGGTGATCAATCTCAATGTTACCAAACTCTAACTTGAGGTTAGGTGTGAAGTCATCCTGATATGTCTGCAATAGATTACGTACAGGCTCAAGGCTATCCAGTGACCCATTAACATAGTCGAACCCTATGTTAGCCAGCTTGTTACCTAGTACCTGTTGGAATAGTTTAGACAGTACCTCACTAGCTATCTCTTTGTTCATGGTTTCTTCACGGGATACACGCTTGAACAGATCGTTGTACACTTGCTTGTTTGCTGTAGTCATAGTGCTGTTGTTAGCAAAGAACAAAGCCTCAAGCTCAGAGGTAGTCAGGCTGCGTTCATACGTAGTCATAGCGTAGTCTAGTGTCTGCTTGATCTTACGCACATCCTTACTGAACAACTCATCAGGGCATCGGATACCCTTGTTGTTATCGTAGAACTCCTTGTCCATAAGGGTTCTTATTAGTGCTAGCTCCATCATTGGTCTTTCTCCTTAGCTATCTTGTACATACCTTCTGGTCTTCTATGAGAAGCAACGATGTCAGTGAACTGTTGATAGCTCATGAATAACATCTGATAGTCATCCATCTTCTCATCGTACTGTCTCATGTATACAATACCATTGTCGGCAATCACCATCTCTACATCTTCAAAGTTGTCGTTCTGATCTAGCGTAGTGATCACTGCTGCATCGGATTCAAACTCTACTGTAAACATTATTCTTCCTCCAAACAAAATGAACACCACGGAGCCACCCCCAGCAAGGTAGACTTACTTGCATTACCACAACTGACACACTTACGCCAGTTATTGTTTTTGTCACGCTCATGTGCTGCCTTGCGTTCATCTTCTGTCATAGGTCTAATCATTTCTCTAATCTCAATGCAAACCATGACACAGGGAATAGCTCCTTCATACTGTTACATATATCATTAGCTACTAGCCTAGTCTCTAGTTGTGTGTCACCTGCACACCTAAGATTGCACATATCAGCGAAGGCATCAAGGCTACCTGACCAGTACCACTCAGTCATGGTGTTTTGTGGCAACACCATTCTTGCTTGCTCCTCACAAACCCCTCTCTCTAACAGGCTACCATACAACATAGCAACTATACGTTGTGTTGTAGCAATGTGTATATTTTGTTGATCTTCTAACGCTGGGCCACTGCCTTGCTTCTTATCCTGTGCTTTACTACGCCATACCTCTGGGCGATAAAACTCTGGGGTATCGCCCACGTACCTACGACTGATCTCATTCCAACGCAGAAACTTATGCTTGACTAGCTGTCGTGCTACAAACACAGGTGCCTTGATGTGGAAGGATGCAAAGCAATGACCAAAGGGTGAGGTATGTTTATGCTTGGCTAGGTAGTTGATTAGCTTGGTGTCAGTATCATGTAGTACCTGACGGGTAACTCCATTGGCGGTTACACTACCCAACGACTCACTCTTCTTACCAAAGGATACACGGGCTGCATTAACTACCGACAGGTCAGTACCCATGTAGTCTATTAGTGTTGCATCAATCATCTGTAGTCTCCTTTAGTATTTCTATTGCCTCTATCTCTGTCAGCTTAAACCACTCACCATTGTCATGCTTGTTCCAAGGGTGTGCAGTCTTGAGTGCCGCCAGTGTGTGTGCCTTACGTTCCGCTACGCTACGATCCTCAAAATGTACTGAGTATACCAGCTTGTAGTCCCGCATAGGTGAGCTTGTTTGGTAGCCACTGAGCCTGTCTTCTGCATCAAGTGCCTTACCTATCTTGACCCACTCAGGCCATGCGGCATTTACAATAGCGTACACATACCCTTCTTTGATTTGAGAGTAATTTTTTAACGAACCAAACGCTAACTCACCAAAGGACTTATATGTCCCAGACTTATAAAGTGGGTGTGACTTTGATATGTACTTACCGTTGACATACATCCTTTGTGGATTTCTTTTGTGAGGTTTCCTGCCATTGACACGATGGCATCCAACACATCTGTATAGGCATCTCTTCATGTTTGATTCATACCAGTTCTCACCTAACGTTAATTTAGTACCACAAGTTATACAATTATGTATCATGCTACGTACCTCGCAGTCTTGTACTCAAGGTCTGTATGCACAATGCCGTGCCAGCCAGACAGTTTGTTCTTGACCACGTTGATGTGACGCTGAAGGTCTTCTTCTTCTTGTCCCTCAACGGTAGGGTTCTTAGAGATCATGAACATCAGGTCAGCTTCTGCCGCCTTACCTGTACGACTACCTTCCATCATAGCTTGGTTGAGTACAACCTTACCTTCTGCCTCTGCCGATAGCTGAGACATATAGAATACGGCACACTCTTGTTGCTTGGCTATCTGCCTAGCTTGTATGGCGTTAGCCTTGAGTGCCTCATCAGGACGGGAGAACCCTGCAGTACGGGCAAACTTGTCACCCATGTCTAGTATAACTATGTCAGGCTTGTATGACTTGCATACTGACTCAACCCAATTCATGTCACGGCCTGTGGCATCTTTGAACATAACGTTGTCACGTATCTTATTGAAGATAGCCATTGCCTCAGACTTACGCTTGACGATCTCATGCTTGTCCATGCCAGTTGCCGCTGTGATGTAGCGGTGGGCAACACGGTGGTAGCCTTCCTCATTACACAGTACGATTGTCTTAGCACCCTGCCATGCAAAGCCACCCGGTGCCGCCACAAGGGATGCATGAAAGGATGTCTTGCCTGTGTTAGGTCTAGCACCCACCTCAATTAAGTGACCAGCATTGATGCCCTCAACCTTACGTGTCAACGTAGGTATGTTGAATGTCCACTGTGACTCAAGGTCAGTCATGGCAAGGATAGTATCAAGGTCAATGTCTTCCCATTGTATCTTGAGGTTAGGGGTGAAGTCATCACCATACAACTCAAGCATCTGACGTAGTGGATCAAGGCTTGTCTTGCTACCATTAACGTAGTCAAATCCAAGGTTGGCAATGTCCTCGCCTATCACCTGTTGGAATAGCTTAGACAGTACGTCCTGTGCTATGTCACTACCCATCACAGCTTGCTTAGTAACTTGTACAAACAGTACACTGTATGCTTGGCGCTGGGCTGTAGTAAGTGTGGCGTTCTCTGCCATGAATAGTGCTTCTATCTCAGCAGGTGTGACAGTACGCTCATAACGATCCATAGCTGCATCAATAGCTTGCTTGATCTTACGCACATCCTTGCTGAACAAACGGTCAGGACAACGTGCGCCCTTGTGGTCATCGTAAAATTCTTTGTCCATAAGGCTACGGATAAGGGATAGTTCCATTGGTTATTCTCCTAGGGTTAAAAGGTTAGCCATGTCGGTTGGCTCTTGGTACTTGAGGTCATCGGTTAGTCGTAGCACCTTGACGTTATCAACGTAGCTACGTAATTCTTTTGCGAACTGCAGGGTCTTGGGTAGTGCGTCAGGGTCTAGTGCAATTATTGCCGTTGAGAACTGCGATAAGTATTCCTTGTGTCCAGTTGATAGTGATGTACCCAACACTGCGACCCCAACACATCCATCACTATCACCTACAACTGCGGCACTTATGCAGTCCTCAACAACTACAGCAGTTTTACCACGGCCTGATACGTATGGCAAGTAACTTTTTCCATAGCGTTTCCATTTAGGTATTCGTTTACCCAATGATCTACCCGTAGCATCTACTGTAACTCCATCATGCACAACAGGGAACACCACACGATGTTCCTTCACATCATACAATAGCCCTAGGTCTTGTGCATCAAGCTCCCACTCATTACAAAAGGAAGCAATCTTTTTGTAGTCTCTTACAAACCATTCAGGTTTAATAAATGTTGCAACGTGTGTCTCATCTGCAACAACATGAAGAAACTTTCGTATGTCATCCGCTGTCATTGATACGTTAGTACCACCTGACAACGAACAACTAGCCTTGTAACAATTCCATATAACAGAACCCATGTCATTGGTCACAGTAAATGTGTTCTTAGTATTACATAATGGACAAGTCATACGTCTTGTCTCACCACTTACTAGTGATAGATCACTTATAATACTATTTATATTCATGTGTTATATCACTTTCTTTGTTACTCGTTAAGTACTCGATTGTACACGAACGTTTCTTTGTGTCAAGGCATTATTTGCAGCATCGTAAGTATGCTTCATGTATGGTTTCACAGAAGACACATTATTGTGGCCTGTCACTGACATTAGTTGCCCAATTGGTACACCTTTGTCAATCATCTGTGTCACCCCTGTCCTACGTAAGTCCATAAGTCGTAACTCTTCTGGCAACTTAGCCAGCCTCATTACCCTACGTCCTACCTTTGACAGACGTTCCATTGCATACGGTTGGTACTCACCCATCACTGACCTTGGATGTGGCGCTACGTATGGTTGGAACCCAAACTGTACTGACTGTTCAATCAGCATAGTCGTTAGCTCAGGGGAGATAGGAAGCTCTACGTCAGCCCTACGTTTGCTTTGTTCAAGTTTGAGTACCCTACCCTCTAAATCAAGGTTACCCCACTGTAACGTCCTCATATCGCCTAGTCTCTGACACCATTCGTATGCCATCTGTACTATCAGTCCGATACTTCTGTACTCGTAGTCACTGTAAGCTGTGTCAAGGAACTTGATTACATCCCCATGTTGCCACACTACCTTGCGTTGTGGTGTGCTGTACCTGTCAATCTTAGACCAAGGGTTCTGATGTGTATGCTCCATCTTAATTGCATAGTTGTACACCCTACTGGCACAGGTTGCGGCATGATTAGCAAAGCTAATGCCACGCTTAACCCACCCTTCATACGTAGCCTTAGCCATCTTCGATGTCACCTTCTCATACTTACGTGTACCTAAACTCTGGTGGAGAACTGTAAGGAAGTATCTGTAATCCACTTTAGTATTAGTACGTAACATATTGAAATCGTTAGATTGATAGTACATATTTATTAAGTCAGTAACTCTACTGCTTGGTTTTATTTGTGCAACCTTTGCTAACTCCTCACGATACGTATCAATGGCATCGTTGTGTACCTTGACAAGTTGTCGCACCTGCTTGAGGTCAGAGCCATACTCCTCTCGTACAACTATGTCCTCATCTACAAGAGCTTGCGGTGGGTTGAAACGGTAGGAGATGTCACCCGAAGGTGACACCCTTTCTTGTACGTACCTAGGTAGCTTCGCCATTAAGCGGCTTCCAACTCAACGAAAAGTTTATCGCTGACCCACTTAGATACCTCTTGCTCACGTGACCACATAGACATAGCCTGTGTGTCGTTGCCAGTGTTACGTAGGTTGAACCCATTACGTTCGTCTGCATAGGTAGCATAGTTAGTCATAGCACTATACAAAGCAAACTTATTGTGACCACGGGTTTCTGCCTCACTCATGTACAAGCTGTACATCTTCTCAGACTTACGCTTAGAGGCCAGCATACTATCAAGCAGTGTGCTTACATCTACATACTTGAGGCTAGTCTGCGCCCATACCTGCATCTTTTCTGCATGAGTATAGAAGTCCGTCCTAGCTCTATTCAATTCATAGATAAAACTATTCATTGTAAAGTTAGATGTGTTCTTCTTACGCACCTTGTCGTGATCACCACTGATGCAACCATTAGTACAGAAGAAATCAATTGCACCAAAGAAAGCCTGATTGCTACACGATCCATCAAGCCCATGTAGACTGACGATCCTGTTACCTACTGATGTCTCAAACTTATCTGTTACAATAGTTTTGGTGACGTTAGGCAGGGTGATGTCAAGCATAGCCCATGCACCATTACGTGCAGTACTAAAAGAAAAGTCTGCATCTTCTAGGTCATGGGCATTTAGTGTCTCCGTTGCAGTGTCAACGACACCACGAAAGAAGTCTCCATGTGATGCACACTGGAAAGAATTACCAACAATACCAATAGGTTCTGCTGTCTCTTGATTTATTACGTACTTCTTATCCTTCATTCGTGTAGGCTCAAAGGCTACATCAAAGTCTAGGTACTCTGGAATATCAAACGGCATATTGTTCTCCTTATGTTTGGTTGTACGGCAACTGTGCCATAGTTGTAGTGGTATGTCCACCTATACTAGTAACGGTAAGCTATTCATAGAACTTGTGTGACCCATAAGTCACAGTAGTATTAAGTGAGGCACTCCAGTACGGGTTAACGTACCTTGCATGGTAGTGTGTTGCACCCTTAGTTAAGTCAGGAACCTTACCACGTAGTACATTGTCAGCTACAATTAATGCCCTAGCCCACGGTACTTCTTCGTGTACTTTGTCTGACTTACCATCACAGTACCAGCTAAACTGACACTTGTGTCTGCCTTTGTGTAGCCCCTGA